TACTTGGTTATGGTGCTCTTCGTGCATTATCTCGCAATGCTGAAGTAAGAGGCTTTTTCACCGCTGGTAGTACTCCATCAGGTACAGCATCAGGCAATCGCTTGATGAAAGATGACATGGTGATTTCCGTTCTCAAAGAAGTCTTAGGCATCCCAAATGTTCATGTTGGTAAAGCTCGTAAAGAAACAGCAAATGCTGGCTTAACCTCTTCTGAAGCTCAAGTATGGACTGATGATAGCGTTTTCATGGGCATCATGAAGGGGTCTGATGCTATTGCAAATAAGAATGGCGTCAAGGTTATGCCCGTTGCTGCTCTCAATTTTGTCTATGAAGGTTATTCATCAGGTGCTTATGATGATCTTGCTATGACAAAGAGAACTGTTTGGATGGAACATACACATCAAGATAAGATCATTGCTCAAAATTATGGTTTCTTGCTCACCGATTGCTTAGCTTAATGTTATTATGGATCATTGCCCTTATTGCCTTAATTCTTTCAATAATATGGTGCACCTAGCAGAAGCTAGTGATGCAGATCAACAGGCAATAGAGGATATTAGAAAACAATGGATTAACGAACGCAATCCACAATTAAAACTCTTGCTTAAAATGCGCTTGGATGTCCTCGTTAAAGAGGTTGATTCAGCAAAGACTTTTGAGGAAGAGATGAAAAAAGCGACAAATCGATTATATCGTGCAATCGCTGAAATGGTGCAACAGGGTCAAGGACAAATGCTTGTTGCGATGTCACCTGATGAGCTTAAATCTTTTTTAATCTCAAGTGGCATGGGAGACGCTTTGACATATTTTGAGCGCTCTCAAGTGGATATAGTGGGATTGATCAATAAGGCAACGATTGCCATTGATCCCGAGTTTAGGTCAGCACCTCCAAACATCATTCAAGCTATTGCTCAACAGACTTCATCACAAGTTTTTGACGCTCAGATTTTACCTTCCCTTAGTAGTGCAATTCGCAATATGGCAACAACCGCCGTTATCGTTGGAAGCTCTAAGCCGGTGCTTGATCAGATGAGGATTGCTTTTGAAAAGTCGGTTGGTGTTGGTACTACTCAAGCAAGGACAAAGATCGCCGAATTTGGTAGGTCAATCAACGCCCTAAATGCCGATGAAGCCGGTCTAGAAAACTTCATTTATGTTGGGCCTAAAGATGGGATAACTAGACCATTTTGTCGCAAACTTGTTGGAAAAGTGCTATCTAAAAAACAAATTATCAAGCTTGATAATGGTCAGCCATCAAGTGGTCCACCTTTAACGGCGGGCGGTGGTTATAATTGTCGCCATTCTTGGGCTCCAGTGAGCAAGGGATTTCTAAAAGTCAATGATTTGGCGGTGGTTTCAGATAGCGAAATAAAGGACATCATGATATGAGAAAAGCACAGCAAGGCAAAAACTATAATTTCATTTGGCAAGCCCCAAATCCCTTAAGTGGTACTCCATCAATTGCATTCTATCTTGAAAGCGGATCAGTTGGCGGTGCTATGACTCAAGGTAGAGCGGATTTAATAGCAACTGATCTTGATAGAGATAGAAGAGCAATCACTTTATCAGCATCTGCAACCGCTTTAAAGCCTTTTCAAAGTGATGCATTCTTATTGACTGATGCAGACACTTTTTTTTCAGTCAAGATTGTACGAATAGTAGGCAATCAATTGATCTTAGCTGATCCACTGCCTAGAGACATTTCTTTTATTGCCAATTCAACAATCCAATTTGCTAGTTGGCTTTACACTTGCTCATCATCCAATGTGACAGCATCTAAGCAAACAATCGCTTATGCAATTGAGTATGTGCAAAGCGAAGGTACACAAACAATCAACCGAGTTGAAAAAGGAAGTTTGAAGGTTGTGCCTCGTCCTTTTGATACTGGCTTAGATCATAATAAGCTATGCTCCATTTTTCCACACATTGCAGATCTAGCACCTAGACGGGCAAATGGATTTGAAGAGCAAATATCATCAGCACTTGATGAGTTGGCTTTATATGTGAGAGATTTAATCGTTCCGAGGGATGTTGATGAAGATGATATACACAATTCACATGATTTGCTACAGGCTCATGCTTATCTTGCGATTGCTCGTATCCATGAGCTTAATGGCAATATCGATTTAAGCGAAAAGATGCGAGCAAGAGCAATTGAATTGGCTGATCTTTCTATGAAAACAATCAGCCTTGATTTAAACACTGATGGGATTATTCAAACAACTGAAAACAATCAAAGAGTGAGCGCTAGTAGAGACATTCGGGGGAATTTTGCCGGTCGAGTTGTTGGGGAATATGAAGCTCAATTTATACCTTCAAGAAATATGAGATGGTAAATGAAAACAACTCTAAGCCTAAATCTGCCATCGTTAAATTTAACTAAGCCAGTTATGACTGCAATCGCTCAAGACATCTTGGCAATCATCAAAATTAGGATTTATAAAGGCTTAGATTATAATTTAAATAAGTTTAGAGCATATTCCACAAGGCCGATTTACATCGGATATAAATCAACAACCTACAAAAGACTAAAGCCTAAGGGCGGGGTTAAGAAACCTAATTCAATGTTTTTTGCTGGGGGTTATGCTGAATATAAAGACAAATCTCGCAAGCGATCCAATGCTATTGAGGGTCAAACCGCATCCGTTGATTTAACTCTATCAGGGATGATGTTACAAAACTTTGTAGTACTTGAAGCAACAAACACAAAATTCACTATTGGATTATTGCCACCTGTGCAAGACTATGGCTATGCAGTCAATCAAGATCGAGGCTTTATTGGATTAGCTGATAAAGAAGTTGATCAGTTGGTGCAAATCGTTAAAGCGAATTTATTAGGAGAATAGCATGGGCATATATGAAGCACTAGATCATCTCATAGATCGTATTGAGTCTATCAATCCAAAGACTGATAGCTATCATCATTTTGTCTGTATCAAAGACGCTCAAGGAAACACACTATCACTTGAAAGCAGATCTAATCAAAATCGCTTGTTTGATATCGCTTTCAATGCACTTGCTCAAGATGATGGGCAAGCGGGCATCAGTGGACGCAAGAGAATTGATTTATCTGTTCGCGTCCGTTATGATATTGGTGGAGATCGTGGCTTGCTTGAACGGATGATCGCAGAAGACTCAAGCAAATTGATCGACACATTGAAACAACCTGATTATGATTTTTCAGTAACTGGGATTGTTTCTTTAATACCTGGTCAAGCTACTACTCAAGAAATTCAAAATGATCCTTCTCAAGTTGGCTACCTTTTAATTTTACCTTTTACTCTTCTTTATTTGGAGGATTGACATGACAGTCACTCATAGATCGCTATCAGTAGCAACCGAATCAACATTTGGCAGTTTATCATCATCAACAGGCTTGCCCGATTTCAGCGGTTTATCATTCATTTCATTGCCATGCGAAAGAGATCCCGTTGTGATTTATGGTGATGTTGTAGCCAATGAAAGACTTGAAACAAGAGACGGCCCCCATGGTCTACCACCTGAACCTGATACTGTTTGGAGTGGATCAAATCGAGTGCAAAGACGAACGGGTCAAGTACAAGTTACAATCGATTTCACAACCGTTGGAAGTGGTGCAAATACCTACGCATCAACAGGCTTGGGAAAACTCTTAAATGGTGGCTTTCTCACAAATCTAGCAGGCTTCACTTCTAGCGATACAGTAACCGCTGATAGTGAGAATGTCTTCACTCCAACAACTACCAATACAAATTATAAGATTGGTGGTGTTGTTTCTAGCTTGATCAATGGGCGTTGTGAATATTCATCAGTAACAGCAAACAATCGAGGCGGTGCTGGCAAGATTGGCGTTAGCCCTGCATTTAGTGCAAATCCAACTGCTATTTATCCCATGCAAACTTGGTTCGTTCCTTATGGTACTTCAAGCGGTCAAGTTGTCTCTTCTCTATGCTTTAGAGTTGATGGTGTTGGCTTCCGTACTTATGCCTATGGGTGCAAGCTAGCAAGCTTAAATATCTCTGTTAATGGTGGTCGTGTGATGGGTGAATTTACCTTTCAAGCCGCTTTAATTCAAGATGATCATGGCAATGCAACAGGCCCAATTGAACCTGTTGTTTTAAGTGGTGCAACTCAACATTTTAGAAATGCTTATGCTGTTGTATCAGATGATCCAGTGACTTATTCAAGAACAAATGTAGTAGGTACAACAGGTGAAGAGTTGCCACGCTTAGCGCTAGATGCTGAAGGCTTTACATTTAATATCTCTAACACTTTAACACCTAAAGGTCATTCAAACTCTATTTTGGGAATGTCTGATATGGAAGTTTCAAATGTTGATGTTGAATGCACCTTGACCTTATCATCAGTTAATAGCAATTTAGCATCAGATTTTTCAGATAGAACAATTCGTCAAGTGTTAATAGGTACTGGACCAGTTGGTGATGGTAAAGGTATGGCTTTATTTATCCCTGCAGGTTATTTAACCGTTGATCCAAATAAATATGATGTAGCGGGTGAGATCGTCAAGCAAGTGCTAACCTACAAGCAAAGCCGTTTTGGTGGTGATGTAGGCACAACACAGCCAGCCAATTCGCCTGTGAGAATTGCACTAGGAATTTAAAAAAAATGCTAAAATTCAGCACAACAACAACGATTGAAATTAAAGTAGCTGTTTCTTGTGATCCAGCTCTAGATATGACATCAGCTGAGATCAATGCTTATCTTCAAGGAGATTTTGACTCTCTCAAAATCAAGCAAGATCAAGCCCCAACTTACTTCTTTATTAAGCCTCTCTCTCCGTCTGATAGAGAAGAGATTGAGATTAAGGCTGGTGCATATACTAGATCAGAACTTGGAAGGATGCTTTTTGTTGAGCAACCTGAAGATCAAAAAAA